GGTCGAAACGATGCGCGAAACACGCGCTTGTGGGAAATTCTCTGCAGGGTAGTCAATCCGGTAGTCGTCATGGTAGTCGCGCCGTGCAGGGTAGTCGCATGGCGATGATGGGACTGCGCGAGTACTCCCGGCACCGAGGCTGTGCGCTGCGGGCCGTCCAGAAGGCGATCGAGGCCGGGCGGATCCGGCTGGTCGACACGCCGTCCGGCAAGAGGGTCGACTCCGACCAGGCCGACCGGGACTGGGTGCTGAACACCGACCCGGCCAAGCAGTCCCTGTTGCACGGACCAGGCCCGCAGCTGGGCCTTGCCGCGCTGCCGTTGGCCAGCGCGCCTGCACCTGGTGGCGAAGCTCCGGCACCGGCGGTGACGCCCGGGGGCGACGAGGGTGGCGACGGCGCGATCATCGACGAGCACAGCCCGGCATTCCGCAAGGCCCGGGCAGAGCAGATGGAGATCCGCGTCTCGCGCGAGCGCATCGAGCTCGAGCAGCTGCGCGGCAGCCTGATCGGCCTGGAGGAAGCCAAGCGCCTGGCATACACCGCCTTCCGTTCGCTGCGCGATGCAGTACTCAACGTGCCGGCGCGCATCAAGGACCAGTGCGCGGCCGAGACCGACAGCTTCAAGATCGAGCAGATCATCGACGCCGAGCTGTCGGCCGCGCTGCAGTCCTTCAATCCGGCCCGGGTCCTGGTCGAGGCAACGGAAGATGACGCCGACTGAGCCATGGATGCTTGCCCCACACGAGGGCTTCCTGCGAGCCATCGCGGATGCCGTGCGCCCGGATCAGAAGGTGTGGGTCGACGAATGGGCCGAGGCCAACCGCGTGCTGCCGCCGGACACCCCAGAGCCCGGGCCGTTCCGCAACACGCGCACGCCCTACCTGGTCGACATCCAGCGCACCATGTCGCCCAGCTCGGCCACGCGCGAGGGCTGGTGGATGAAGCCGCACCAGGTGGGCGGGTCGGTCACCGGCGAGAACCTGATTGGCGCCTGGATCTGCACCGCTGCCGGATCCACACTGGTGGTGTTCCCCACCCTGGACGATGGCAAGCAATGGGAGCTCACGCGCTTCGAGCCGATGCGCGCCAACACGCGCGAGCTGCGCCGGCGGATCCCGCCCGCCGACCAGAAGGGCAGCGACAACACGAAGCTGCGCAAGAAGTACCCCGGCGGCGTCATGCGCCTGGTGGGCGCCAATCGCGTTGGCGCGCTGAAGTCCGCCACCTACCGCTACGTCAAGTTCGAGGAGCCCGACGAGTACGTCATGGACCTCGACCAGCAGGGCAGCCCGATCGAGCTGGCCAAGTCGCGCACCTCCAACTTCGGGCGCAAGGCCAAGATCTACGGCGACGGCACGCCCACAGTCGACGGCCGCAGCGCGATCCAGCGCCAGGTGGCCCGCGGCGATCAGCGCAAGTGGCACCTGTACTGCCCTGACTGTCAGCACCCGCAGTTCATGGTCTGGGCCCAGATGAAGTGGGTGGACGGCGACCCGAACACCGCACGATACGCCTGCTCCGCTTGTGGCAGCCTGAATCCCGAGCACGCCTGGAAGGAGCGCAACTACGCCCCCCGTGCGCCCGGCATGACCGAACCGATGGCCAAGGCCGCCGGCCTGGCCTACTGGGAGGCCACCGCAGTGGGGGAGCCGGGGGTGGCCAGCTGGCTGGGCTTCAGCGCCATGTGCGCGCCAATCGGCTGGCGTCCATGGCCCCAGCTCGTGGCGGACTGGATCGCCGCCCAGGGTGACGAAGAGAAGCTCAAGATCTTCTACAACAACTACCTGGGCGAGTGCTACCAGGACAAGGTGCGATCCGAGGTCGGCGCCGACATCCTGCAGAAGCGGGCCGAACCCTACGACCTGATGACATGCCCGATGGGCGGCCTAGTATGCGTTGCGAGCGTCGACACCCAAGACAACCGGCTGGCCGTGGTCATCCGAGCGTTCGGCCGCGGCGAGGAGAGCTGGGGCATTTGGCACAGCGAGATCTATGGCAATCCCTCGGCGCCCGAGACATGGGACAAACTGCGCGAGCTGCTCAACGCGCCCATCAAGCACGCCAGCGGTCAGATCATGCGCGTGGACGTGGCCGCGATCGACGCCGGTGGCCACCATGGGGAGGACGTCTACGCCTTCTGCCGCAACGCCCAACTGCACGGCAAGCAGTGGTTCGCCGTGCGCGGCGCCAAGTCTTTCGACGCGCCCAAGCTCGGGCGACCCAAGATGGTCGACTTCACCTGGCGTGGCACGCCGGTACCGGGCGGCGCTGAGCTGCGGTGGATTGGCACCCAGTCGATCAAGAACCTGATTGATGGCCGCTTGGGACTGACCAAGCCAGGGGCCGGCTACTACCACTTCCCGCTGGGCTTCGAGGCGGACTACTTCAAGCAGCTGCGCAGCGAGCGGCGGGAGTGGCGGCGCGACACGCAGGGCCACAAAGCGCTGTGGTGGGTGAAAGGCACCGATCGCAACGAGGCCTGGGACTGCGAGGTCTACATCTACGCCGCGTTTCTGTACGCGATGAGCGGTCGCCATGCCGAGTCCGTGTGGCAGGCCCGCGAAAAGCTCTATGCACCTACCCGCCAACTAGACATGCTGGAGATGGCGGTGCCTTCGACCGAATCCGACATCCTTGTGCACACGTCTGCACGAAATGACGCAGAACAACAGGAAGCGGCAGCTGCCGTCATCTCAAACACACCCAGCCAACGACCCCGACGCGGGAGCTTTGGTGGCCGCGGTGATCCTTGGAGCCGCCCATGAAGAGTTCGAATGCAAGTCGATACAGCCGCTTTGTGCGTGGCGCCACTGCGCGCCTCATCGCCAGGCTACCCGAGGAAGACCGCGAGCGTATGCGCTCAGTCTTTGCCCAGGAGTTGCGTGCCGAGGTCCGTGGAACCATCGGCGTGGGACGCGTCATGCTCTATGTACCAGGCACTGATGCCGACGAGCGCCAGATGCGACAGGAGTCGATTCGGAGGTCATTGATGGCAGGGGAGCCAGCCGCGGTGGTCGCCCGCCGGGCCGGCGTGCACTTCACGACCGTCTACAGCATGGCCAGGCGGCTGCGGGAGAAAAAGGGAAGCCAGTAGGGCATTAAATCGCTAATCGACACGTGGCAATGTCGGGCACGACCCGTTTGGACTCAAAGCAAGGAAGCCCACATGACCACCACCGTGACAATGCTGCAGACACGCCGAGGCGAGGACGGCAACCAGTGGACTGTCGGAAACTCGTACTCTGCCAGCGACGACTTCGCCGCGAGGTTGATCTCAGCCAACTATGCAACTGGCACTCTGCCGGCCAATCGGAACCTGGTGCCGATCTTCGGACAGACGAACGCCGCCGGGCAAGTAACAGGTGTGGTGTCAGAGGATGGGACTTCGTTCCCGCTGACTCAAACCGGGCTATGGGCCAATCGAACGACCCTGGCGGCAGCCGGCGCCACATCCGTGTTCTTCACCGACGTGGGTGTGGGAGGGAGTTACTGGTTCTACAGCGGTGGGCGCTGGCGCCCGGTGGGTGGGCGTGTCACGCTCAAGAACCTGACGACCGATGTCAGCAACAACGCGGCGCCGAAAGTCGTGATGGATTACGCCACGTTGCTGGCGGGCATCTGGCAGGACGGAGACATCATCCGCGCCCACGTGGTCAAGGAGCGCACCGGGGGCACTTCGGACACGGACGCCACCGACATGCTGCTCGGCACGGTGGCCGCGACCTTGGGGACAACGCTGAACCTCACGACTTCCGCACTTGCTACAACTGCAATCTCTTTGGCGCTGGACTATGCGTGGCGCCGCGTTTCGTCCACTTCGGTGCGCTCACAGGGAGTCCCGGGATCGACCGGCAGCGGGACCAGCACATCGGCCAACTCGCTGATCACAGGCCTGTCCAACCTTGACAGCGTGGACACGTACTTGCAGGTTTCAAGCGATCTGACAACGGCTGGCGGCGAGGTGGCCTGGCTTCGCGGGTACACGGTGGAACTGATCGCGGGCGCGTGATGCAGCTTGGCTTCACGTCACAGTCGGGGGTTGCCTTGAGGAATCGCGAGCCGTCTAGCCCGCCGTCCACAATGACCAGCGCGCTCGACGAGTCGTTGTCTATTGGGGCGACGAGTTCGCTCAACCTTTCGTCATGGCGCACGACTGCATCGCCAGCCGGGAGCCTCGGGCGCGTTACTGCCTCCGGGGACAAGCTGTACGAGAACGGCGTGGCGGTGCGGTTTCTTGTGGCGACGGTGCAGTTTGACACCTACTACACCGCAATCCCCTCGGACAGGGCGTCGATTGACGCGGCAGCGTTGAACCTGGCACGCCAAGGGTTCAATGCAATGCGCCTGATGGGCGCGGAGCACATGCTGATGGCCGGGCAGTCGGGAGTTGCGACGTTCAACGCCGACTACCTGGACCGCCTGGACTATTTTCTCTATGCGCTCAAGCGCAATGGCATCTACTGGGTGCCGGCAATCATGTCCTACAACGGCTTTGAGGATATGGCCGGGGCGACGAATCGGTTCAACTACACCGAGGCAACATCGACAAAGCCGCGCATGTACACCGAGCAGACGGTGCGGGACAACTGGAAATTGGGAGTGTCGCGGCTCTACAACCGGGTCAACGCCTACACCGGCATAAACATGATGCAGGACCCGGCCATGCTGCTGTTCGAACTGTACAACGAGCAGAGCACCACATTCTGCGCAGGGACGCAATGGCCGTCACGCTGGCTGGCCCGGACTTCCGGCGCGACCGCTGCGGCAAAGACCTGGGGCGAGTGGCTGCAGGACACCACGGCAAGTCATGGATATGCCAACCTGGCAGCGCTCAATGCCTCCTGGGGTACGGCGCATGCCAGCTACACAGCAGCGGCTGCAGCGGCCATGCCCGCGCAGACCAACGCGATGGCGCAGACGCAACAGAACATCGATGGTGTGCTCTATTGCCAGTACCTCGAAGATGACATGGCAGCGTACTACAGCGCATGCGTGGCCGAGTGGGGGATGCCGTGCATGACATCGTTCCACACCATGTATACCGAGACCATGGAGGCGCGCGGCACGCAAAAGTATTCGGTCAACTCCATCGGCAACTGGCACGCCTACTACAACATTGCCTACAACGTGCTGACCGGAGTGGCGACCACTGATGCCGACAATCCCGTGTGGGAGTCGGAGCGGGTGACGCTGGGCAGCCCCATGTCCAGTGGGAGCAAGCCTGTATGGATGGGCGAGGCCGGAAATCACAGTTACGCCAGGTGGCGGCATCAGTTTCCGATCATCGCGGCGGCCGGTGCTTCGCAAGGGGCGTGCGCCCTGGCCTGGTTCAACCCGGTCGATCCATTCACATTGACCTACTCCAACGACACCACGCTGCACGGCGACCGCATTCGCAGGCTGGACAACTTCCCGACGCTCGGCGCTTATGTGAACGATTTCGTGCGCGTTCTCAATGCCGCCATCGTGCTGCGCGGGGATGTGTCAGAAATGTCCGTGAGCCAGTCTCTTGTGCTCAACAACCGATACGGCGGCGTAAGCCCAAGGAACACAGGCCGGCTGTCACGGTCCCATTCGACATTGTTCCAGCCGCTGCAGCTGATGACCGCACTGGAAAAGCTGCGGCTGGGCTGGACCGAGGTCGCCACCGACGACACGCTGGCGGCAACTTACAACCTCAAGGACTGGAAGACGATCCTCACAGACATGCAGACGGCTACGGCCATCGGCGGCGCTCACCCTTCGCTGGTGTCAGCAAATGCCAACGCCGGCACCGTTGCAAGCGTGGCGACGACCGGAACTGTGGGGGGCCTGACTGCAACTGCATCGCAGCCGGTGATGGACATCGGCAGCAATACTCTGGTCGATGGGGATCTGATCCACATCACCAACCTGACGGGATCGGTTGGGACCTGGCCGGGGACCAACAACCGGAACAGTCGAGCGGCAGTGGTCAAAGGCACGGGCACTTTCGTGCAATTGGTCGCGGATGCCACCCGCAACGTCAGCGGCTGCGACCTGACCGGACTGAGCGGCGCGAATTTCACCGCTGGCACCTGGTGCGAAGGGGCGAACGTGCTGGAGTCTGGGCACAGCCAGTGGGGCATGTCCAGGCGGCTCAAGCGGTGTTTCATCAACACGGCCAAAACAATCTTTGTCGGGCACACCAACGCGAGCTTGCCTTTGACGTTCGGCGCATTGACGGTGAGCGCACTGTCGCAGAACGCATCGGTGTTTGTCACCAGCCTTGATGGCGTGGCGATCACTTCCTCGTCGCGCCTGTTGCTCGGGCTGTGTGGGGAGGCGATCAACACCGGCATGACCTACACCGTTGACGCAAGCGGCAAGCAGACCCTGACCGCAACCGGCGAATACCCGGTGCAGCATCTGGACGCCACTGCATCACTGTCGCTCGGCATTGCATCGCCATGGGCGTGGAGCCTGTACCGGCTCAGTCGCAACGGCGAACGCGCGAGCAAAGAGTCGCCGGTCGAGATTGACGCTGATGCGGCCCGCCTGTTGGTCACGCTTCGCACAGGCACCATTCAGCCGGCGTGCCTGTGGGAGCTGGTGCGATGAATCCCATCCCCTGCCGGTGGGGAGAGATTTTCAAAATTGGCCGCAGTAGGGCATTAAAAAGCTAATCCAAGTCCGCGATCCTCGCGGCATGGATCTCACCCACTTCGTCGTCGGAGACACCTGGAGCCAGACAGACACCCTGTCCGACTACCCGGCATCCGCCGGCTGGGTGCTCAAGACCCGCATCGTCTACGACGGCGCCGGTACAGCCTTCACCTTGAGCAGCACGGCAAGCGGCGACGACCACGTCACCACCGCCGCGGCGTCGACCACCGCAGGTTGGACCGCTGGCAGCTGCACCTGGTTCCAGTATGTCGAGGTGGGCGCGGTCAAGAAGTCGATCGGCAGCGGCAAGATCACCCTGCAGCCGGATCCGCGTGTTGCTTCGACGGCGCTGGATCTACGCACAGCCGCGCAGGTCGGTCTAGATGCGGTGCGAGCTGTGCTGCGTGGCACGGCCACCGCCGGCGTGCTCAAGTACGCCATCGCCGGCCGCACCCTTGAGCGCTACAGCATCACCGAGCTGCTCGCACTTGAAAGCAAGCTCGCCGCCGATGTCATCGCCGAAAAGCGCGCGGAGGATTTGACCGCGGGCTTGGGCGATCGCAACAAGGTCTACGTGAGGCTTGGCCGTGCCTAGTTCTGCAGCCAAACCAACCCTTCGCCAGCGCATCGCCCGCTGGCTGTCACCGCCCACTGTTGTCAAGCGCACGTACAGTGCGGCGCGCAACACCCGCACCACCGGCGGATTCGGAGGGTCGAACACCAGCGCCGACAGCGAGCTGTCCACCAGCCTCACCGCCCTGCGCAGCCGCAGCCGGCAGATGATCCGTGACAGCGCCTATGCCAAGCGCGCCCAGCTGCTGATCGTCAACAACGTTATCGGAACCGGCGTCGGCATGCAAGCCCAGGCGGACACCGTGCGAGGCACTCCGGCCACACGTGTGAACGACGCGATCGAATTGGAGTTCGCTGCCTGGTGCGCAGCTGACTCGTGCCACACCGGCGGCTCGCTGCACTTCCACGACCTGGAGCGCATGGCCATGGGCCAGGTATTCGAAGCCGGCGAGGTCTTCATCCGCAAGTACTACAGCCGCTTCGGCAACAGTCGCGTGCCGCTGGCCCTCGAGGTGATCGAACCTGAGCGGCTGGCCACAGAGCTGGTGGATCCGAGCGCAGGCCTGTCGACCAACTCGGACTACCGCATGGGAGTCGAGCTCGATGGCTTCGGCCGCCCGCTCGCGTACTGGATCCGCAACTTGCATCCAGGCGACCTGCGCGCCCGGGTCTCCGCCACCGACCGCTACGAGCGCGTACCGGCATCCGACATCTTCCACCTTCGCGTAATTCACCGCTGGCCTCAGACACGTGGCGAGCCTTGGATGCACACCGCCGTGCGCAAGCTCGACGACCTCAACGAGTACAGCCAGCACGAGGTTTCGGCGGCCCGGGCCAGCGCCGCCTATTTCGCCACCATCGAAATTACACCGCAGGAAAAGAGCCCGATCGCCACCGGTACCGATGCGAATGGCCAGCAGATGATGGACATCGAGCCGCTGACCATCCAGGAGCTCAAGCCTGGGGAAAAGCTCAACTTCCACACACCGAACCGGCCGAATCCCGGCCTGGACGGCTTCATGCGCGCGATGTTGCGCGAGGTGGCCGCCGGCTGTGGCGTCAGCTACGAGTCGATCAGCAAAGACTACAGCCAGTCGAACTACAGCAGCTCGCGCCTGGCCCTCTTGGACGACCGCGACCTCTTCAAGGTGCTGCAGCAATGGTGGATCCGCAGCTTCCGTCTGCCGCTGCACCAGCTGTGGATGCAGCAGGCGGTGCTCTCCGGCGCGCTGAGCTCCATCAACCAGACCGCCTATGCGGCTGAGCCAACCAAGTACAGCGCCGTGATGTTCAAGCCACGTGGCTGGAGCTGGGTCGATCCGACCAAGGAAGTGAATGCCTACAAGGAGGCGATCAAGGCCGGCTTCACCACGATCACCGACGTGATCGCGGCCACCGGCGGCGGCATGGACATCGAGGACGTGATCAAGACCCGCAAGCGCGAGCTCGAGATGCTCGACGAGGCGGACATCGAGGTCGACACCACCGTCCACGAAGCGCCCCCCGCGGCAGCGCCCGGTGCGCCAGCTGCCGCTGCTCCCGCGGCCGATCCGAGTTCGGAGCCCGCCGACGATGGCCAGGTCGATCCCTCCGCGGGCAAGTCCCGCGTCCTGCAAATGAAACGAGGCTGACCCATGGCACTCAACCGAACCTATTCACTCGAGCGCACCCAGCGCGCCGCCGACTCGGGCGACCTGACCGTCGACATGGCTTTCGCCAGCGCCGAACCGTATGAGCGGTGGTGGGGCATCGAGGTGCTGGACGTGAAGGGCGCCCGACTGGGGCGCCTCAATGACGGCGCGCCGCTCCTGTTCAATCACGACTGGAACGACCTACGCGGCGTGCACGTGCCCAACAGCGTGCGGGCCGATGCTGACGGCGTGCTGCGCGGCCAGGTGCGGATCACCAGCGCCACGCAGGCCGGGCGAGACACCATCGCCCTGGTCGAGACCAAGGTGCTCACCAAGGCGAGCATCGGCTACCAGATCATCACCGTCATCGAGAAGAGCACCGGAAAGGGCGGCGAAAAGATCGAGCGCACCATCGACGGCGCCACCTTCGAGCGCCTGCTCGAGTCCCACGGCGCCACCCGCGATGTGCGCGGCTTTCGCCGGGCCCTGGACGCGGCGGTGGGAACCATCGAGCGCGCCGGCGACAGCCTTCCGACCTACATCGTCACTGATTTCGAGCCGCTGGAGAACAGCCTCGTCACCGTACCCGCCGACGCTTCCGTCGGTGTGGGCCGCAGCGCCCAGCCAGGCACTGCAAACCGCGTTTCTCAACCCCCCGCTGCTCCCGCAGCACCTGAAAGGAAAGCCATCATGGCCAACGAAGACCAAGCCGCTGCGGGCACCAACGCAGACGCCGGCAACACGCAAACCCGTGCTGCCTCCAACCCCGCCCAGCCTCGCAGTGGCCCCAGCGCCATGGAGTTGGAGAACGCTCGCCGCAAGGGCATCGACAACCTTTGCCGCGCCAACAAGATCGACGACAACATCAAGGCCCACTGGATCGGCACCGGCCTGTCGGTCGAATCCATCACCGAGGACCTGCTGCAGATCATCGAGCAGCGCGGCCAGCAGAATCCCCAGTCCAGCGCCAAGCTCGACCTGGCTCCTGGCGAGGTCAAGGAGTATTCCCTGATGGCCGCGATCCGCGCCTGCGCGGACAAGAACTGGACCAATGCCGGCTTCGAGCTCGAGTGCAGCCGCGAGATCGCCAAGCGCCAGAACGTGGTGCTGGACCCCAACAAGTTCTACGTGCCCTTCGAAGTGCAGGGCCGTCAGATGTCGCAGGCCCGCGGCTCGCTGATGACCCCCAACGGCCAGCGCGCGGCCGGCCGGTACGCCCAGCGTGACCTGACCGTGGCCTCGGCCAGCGGCGGTGGCTACCTGGTGGGCACTGACAACATGTCGTTCATCGAGATCCTGCGCAATCGCTCGGTGGCCTACCGCATGGGCGCTCGCCGCATGGCCGGCATGCAGGGCAACGTGACAATCCCGCGCCAGACCGCTGCCGCCACGGCCGTGTGGCTGGCCAACGAGGCGAGCACCGCCACCGAGAGCCAGCAGACCCTGGGCCAGCTCGCGCTGTCACCCAAGACCGTGGGCGCGTACACCGAGATCAGCCGCCAGCTGATGCTGCAGTCCAGCCCGGACGCCGAAGCCATGGTCACCAGTGACCTGGGCAGCGTTTGCGCGCTGGCCGTCGACGTGGGCGCCCTGCGTGGTGCTGGTTCGTCCGGCGAGCCCACTGGCATCGTGAACACGGCCGGCATCGGCTCGGTGAGCGGCACGTCCCTGGCGGCTGCCGGCATCATCGAGTTCATGAGCGATGTGGCGACCGGCAACGTGATGCCGGTGTCGTTCGGCTACGTCACGACGCCCGCTGTCGCCGGCGGCCTGATGGTCAAGCCCGAGCTGCCGAGCACCGGCACGACCCGCCTGTGGAAGGGCAGCCTGTGGGACGGCACGCTCTTCGACCAGCCCGCGATGTCCACGAACCAGATGTCCAGCGCCTCGATGCTGGCCGGCGACTGGAGCCAGGTTGTGATCGCCGAGTGGGGCGTTCTGCAGATCGAGGTGAACCCGTACGCCAACTTCCAGGCCGGCATCATCGGCGTGCGCGCCATGGTCTCGGTGGATGTGGGCCTGCGCTACGCCGCCGCCTTCAGCCTGGCCACCAGCATCACCTGATCCACCAGGACCAGGCAGGAGCCGCGCGATGGCACTCACAGCCAAGAACAGCCCGCTGGTCAGCGGCGGGATCAGCCCGAGCAGGGCCGCCCCTGCCTCGACCTCGGTGCGGCTGGTGCGTGCCATCTGCATCAACGGCGAGCGGGTCGAGGTCGGCACGGTGCTGACGCTCGACCGGATCGCCGCCGTGGACCTGATCACCGCCGGCAAGGCCGAGCGCGTGACAGGGCCAGCTGCGCCAGTGCAGACGTCTGCACAGGGCGGTGACGCCAAAACCTCCAGGAAGCTCCCGCCCGCGGCATCCCCTCTTCAGAAGGACCTGAACCATGTACAACAATGAAGCGCAGGCAGCGACGTCCAAGAAGCTGCTCGACCCCGTCAGCGCGGCCAACACTGCCGCGGCCACCTCCGCGTGGATCTCCGCGGCGGACGCCGAGGGCGACATCATGTTCATCAACCAGGTGGGTGCCTTGACCGGCTCCATCACCTGGACCATCGAGACTGCGACTGACAACAGTGGCACCGGTGGTGTCGCCATCACGCCGAACGAAGGCGCGTACGCGGCCGGCGCCGCCAATCAGATCCAGAAGCGCACTGTCAACAAGAACGCCGGCAAAGGCTATTTCCGGTGCGTCGGCACGATCGTGACTGGCCCGGCGCTGGTCGCCGTGTCGATCTCGTACCGGTCGAAGATCGTCTGACCAGGGCACTGTTGCTGCCATGTTCGCCGAAGACCTCGCGCCTTTCTTTGACACCGTCGGTGGGTTCGCCCTGACCGCGACGGTGGGTGCGTCGTCCTTCCCGGTGATCTTCGACAAGGCCTACGTTTCTGCCCTGGGCGGGATGGTCGAGTCGACCGGCCCGGCCTGCCTGGCCAAGACTGCCGACGTGGCCAGCGTCGCGCAAGGATCGACGATCACCATTGCCGCGGTGGCCTACACCGTGACCGGTGTCGAGCCTGACGGCACTGGCACGACCGTGCTGCATCTGCGGGGGTAACCAGTCATGGCCGACCACCTGCAGCAGCAACTCCTGGACGCGTACAAGGCGACGCTGATCGCCGCGGCGACCGCCGCCGGCAGCAACGTCTTCCTGGACCGCGTTGACGAGATTCCGACTGGCAGCCTGCCGGCCTTGCACCTCGAGGGCCGTTCCGAGACCGTGGAGTCGATTTCCGCCGACTGGTCGCAGATCCAGCAGCGCGCCTACAGCTTCACCATCGCCTGCGTCACTGGCCAGGCCAGCGGTGCAGCGACAGCAGCGCGCAACCTGGGCAAGCAGGTCGAGCAGGCACTCTTCGCCAGCCAGGCGACCAGCACTGCCAGCGGCAAGGCCAAAGCCCTGCGCCTGGAGGGCAGCGTCGAAGAAAAGGACGGCACCAGTTCCGTGGCGCTCTTCACCGTGCGCCAGAGCTGGGTCGTCGACTACATCACCCAATCCGGCGTGCCCGACGCCAATTTCTGACCTACCAGGAGTTCCATCATGTCCATCACCCTTGCCACAGGCACCCAGGTTGCGCTTGCTTCCACTTTCGGCACTCAGTTCACGGTGAGTGCCATCACCAATGCCAACCCGGCCGTGGCAACGCTGAGCGCGTCCCACGGCGTGATCGTCGGCGACTTCATTGAGTTGACCTCCGGCTGGGACCTGCTGAACAAGCGGGTGGTCCGGGTGTCGGCGGTGGCCACCAACGATGTGACGCTGGAAGGCATCAACACCACCGATACCAACAACTACCCGGCCGGCAGTGGCACGGGCACCGGTCGCGAGATCACGGCCTGGACGTCGGTCACGCAGATCCAGTCTGTGGCCTCGAGCGGCGGCGACCTCAACTTCGCCGACATCACGACGATCGTGGACAAGACCCAGAAGCAGGTGCCGACCACCCGCAGCCCGCAACAGGTGGACTTCACCTTCTTCGACGACCCGAGCCTGAGCTGGTACTCGGTGGCGCAGACCGCCAGCGACACCAACGCCATCACTCCGGTGCGCATCATCTTCCCGAACAGCTCGCGCGTGCTCTTCAATGGCTACCTGTCGCTGCAGAAGTCGCCGGCGATCAACGTCAACGCGCCGCTAACTGCGCAGCTGAGCCTGTCCGCCGTGGCTGACCCGGTTCGCTACAGCACCTGACCATGGGCGAGATCGCAGACATCAAGGCCCGTGTCCTTGCAGCCCGTCAATTCAGCATCTCGGTGGGCCCAGACGATGCGCCGCGCACGATCCATCTCCTGGAGCCTACCGCCTACGACGTCCGCCTGGCCAGCCTGCGCGCCGGCCTGGGTGGTCTGCGCGACGATGCGGCCCTTGCGGTCCTGGAGCGTGCGCTGCTGCTCGATGCAATCACAGGCTGGAGCGGTGTCACCGGCGCCGATCTGCTCGCGCCGCACCCAGAGCAGGCAGCCAAAGCCGGCCCGGTGTCTGTGCCTTTCGAGGCCGGCGGTGCCGAGTTGCTGCTCGACGCGCAGCCGGACTGGGGGCGGCGCTTGTGGGCTGAGCTGCTCGAGCGCCTGGCCAAGCGCGGCACAACCCGCGAGGCCGCTGCAAAAAACTGATCGGCCGCATCGCCTGGGAGAAGTCTCGGGAGGATGCGGCCAAGCTGGAACAGTCCGGCCTGGGCGGCGCGGCAGCCGAGGCCCCCGAGCTGTGCGAATGGGCTCTGCGGGCACAGCACTGTTGGAGGTGGTGCGGCGGCTGGAACCCGGCACTGTGGCCCATGTACGGCAGCCTGCACCAGGTGCCTGACTGGCCCATCCTGATCGACCTGCTGGAAGAGATCCGCGACCATGTCTGACCAAGTAGCCAAGATCGTCGTCACCGCCACCGACAACGCCAGCGCGGTGCTTGGGCGGGTGCGCGGCAGCCTGGCCGATGTCGGTACCACAGCCAGCAAGATCGGGCCGGTGCTCAACTCGCTGGGGATCTCGCTGTCTGCCGGGCTGGCCACGGCATTCTTCCGCGGGATCGTCAACGGCCTGGACGCGCTCAACGACCTGCGCGACGCCACTGGCGCCTCGATCGAGAACATCAGCGCCCTGGAGGACGTTGCCGCGCGCACCGGCACCAGCTTCGAGTCGGTGGGCACTGCGCTGGTCAAGTTCAACGGCGCGCTGCAGAACGCCAAGCCCGGGAGCGACGCCGAGGCTGCCTTCAAGGCCCTGGGCCTGTCGGTTGCCGAGCTCAAGGCGCAGGACCCCGCCGAAGCACTGCGCCGCACCGCCGTGGCCCTGGCTCAGTTTAGCGACGATGGCAACAAGGCGCGCCTGGTGCAGGAGCTGTTCGGCAAATCCCTGCGCGAAGTGGCGCCCTTCCTGAACGACCTGGCCACCCAGGGCGCACTGACCGCCAAGGTCACCCGCCAGCAGGCCGAGGAGGCCGAGAAGTTCAACCAGCAACTGTTCGCGCTCAGCAAGAACAGCCAGGACGCTGCCCGATCGTTGGTCAGCAGCCTGATCCCCGCACTGAGCACCTCGCTGGAGATTTTCACCAAGCTCAAAAGCTCCGGCCTCCTGGGCGACATCATTGTCGATGCGGCCAAGGGCGTCGTCGGCCTGCAGCGCCTCTCCGGTGACGCCGGCGCCGACATCAATAAGCTGATCGCCGAGCGCAGCGCGATCGAGAAGCGCCTGGCCGATCAGCAGCGCCTGCGGGAGACCACCGGCTTCAAGGGCAAGGACAAGGTCACCGACAACCTGCAGCGCAGCCTGTTGGAGATCGACAAGCTGCTCGAGGTGTCCCGGATCCGCCAGCGCGCCAAGGTCGACGCGATCGCTGGTGACTATGGGGACGCCATCAGCCGCAAGTTTCAACGCGGCCGGCCCAGTCTGCCAGACACCATCTCAGGCGCCAAGAAAGGCCCGGAGCAGACCGAGGCCGAGCGCTACCTGGAGACCCTGCAGAAGCAGCTGGAGAAGACCCAAGACCTGACCGTCATCGAGCAGGTCCTCACCGACATCGAGAAGGGAAGAATCAAGGGCATCACGCCGGAGATCCAGAAGCAGCTCGAGGCGACGGCCCACCAGATTGACGCCGCCAACTTCCTGGCCGCCGCCGAGAAGGAGCAGGTCAAGCAGCAGAAGGAAGTGGCCGAGATGTACGACCGAGCCACTGAGGCTGCCCGGCGCTACGTGACCAGCCTGATCAACGAGAACGACCAGAGCCAGAACCGCAACAAGCAGCTGGCCGACTCCCTCGAGGAGATGGGCCTCGAGGCCGACGCCCTGGATCGCTTGCGCATTGCGCGCATCGACGCCAGCATCGCACAGCAGCAGGATGCGCTGCTGGCCGCCGAGCGCGAGAAGGCCGGCGAACTGGAGATCGCCCAGATCGAGCGGCGCATCCAGCTGCTGCGCGAGCAGCGCTCTTTGACCGCGGCAACCTCAGCCAAGCGCGTGCTGGTGGAGGAGGCAGATGCCAACAAGAAGCGCACGGAAGCGCTGTCCAAGTCGATCGAGGACGGCATCCTGACGGGTTTCCGCAACGGCAAGGGATTCGCCGATGTGTTCCTGGATGAGCTCAAGGCGCAATTCGCTAAGACCGTGCTGCGACCCATCATCCAGCCGATCGCCGAGGCCGGCTCCAATCTGATCGGCAGCTTCCTCAAGAACTTCCTGAGCTTTGACTGTGGCGTCTGCACAGGAGGCGGCGCGCGAGCCGGTGGCCTGGACGGCAAGGGAGGGTTCCTGGGCCTGATCCACCCGCAGGAGTCGATCATTGACCACACCAAAGGCGGACGCAGCGGGTTCTCGCCGAGCACGCAGATCGTCGTGCAGGGCGGCATGAGCAAGGGCGAAACATATGCTGCGATCGCCGCCGCGCTCCAGGAGCGCGATCGCGTCTGGTCCGACAGCCTGCGTGCGCAGGGGGTGCTGGCAACATGAGCATCCTGACAATTCCCGCTGGCCTGAAGATCAGGCGCGTCGAGTGGGGCCAGCGCCGCTACGACCTCGACTTCAATGGTGGTGACACCGGAGTTTCACAGGTCCGCATCCTGGCGCCTTCGCGCTGGTACGCCGCCATCGTCTGCCCGGACTACCTCACTTCGGCCGAGGCAGCCGTCTGGCGCGACTTGATCCTGCGCTTGCAGGGCCGCGTAAACCAGCTGGCCGTGTGGGACATGGCCAACCCCCTGCCGCGTGGCACCATGCGCGGCACGCCTACCCTCAACAGCTCAGCCGCTGCCGGCGCCACCACTCTGTCGATCAATGGTGGAGTAGGGCAGGCCGGCACCACGCTGCTGACTGGCGACTGGATCGGCGTGGGATCCGGTAGCACTCGCCAGCTCGTGGCCGCGGCGGCCGATGCAACCGCCAACGGAACCGGCGTGATCAGCGTCACGATCAGCCAGCCCATGCGAGTGGCCCAGGCTGGTGGCGCCACGGTTACCTTGGACCGTCCAACCTGTCTCATGCGTCAGACTGGCAGCGACAGCACCTGGTCCTTCGAACGCCAGACTCGCACCGGCCACACCCTGGACCTGCTCGAGAGCTGGGAGTCCTGAGCCATGAGCCTCACGACCAATGCCGGCTTCGACACTGCCGCCAGTGCTGCGGCGGTCGGGGCGCTCTACCTGGTTGAGCTGGACTTCGCTAGCGGCACCATGTACCTGACCAACTGGGGCGTGGACGTAGTCGTTGGCGCCCAAACCTACACCGGCCTGGGATCGCTTGGGTCCGTCGGATCGATCAAGGAGTCCGAAGACGGATCCAGCCAAGCGGTCGACCTCGAGCTCAGCCAGGTCAACATCACCCTGCTGGCCCTGGCGCTGGGCAATGTCACCGAGTACCAGGACCGCGCAGCGCGGATCTACCTTGCGTTGACCGATACCAGCCTGGCGCTCAGCGGCAGCCCAGTCCTGCGCTTCGCAGGGGTCATGGACACAGTCAGCGTCAAGCGTGACAACGACTCCGGCAAGATCGTTCTGCGCTGCACGAGCGGTGGTGCAGACGTGCGCACCAACCCCGCGGCGCTGCGTCTCAATGATGCCCAGCACCAGGCCCGCTATCCCGGCGAGCTGTTCTACCAGTACACCAACGACCTGATCGCCAAGCCGAAGCGCTGGCTATCGGTGCGCTTCCAGGCATCGATCACGCCATGAACCGCCACAGCACAGAGTGGTTCGAGGCGCTGGACGCCTACGTGGGCAAGTGCCAGGCGCTGCCCTTTGCCTGGGGCAGCCATGACTGCTGCACCTTTGCCGCCGACTGGGTGCAGATCGTGCGCGGCAACGATCCCATGGCTGACCTTCGTGGCATCCGCACAGCGCGCGAGGCGGCCCAGGCGCTGCAGGAGGAAGCGGGGATTCTCGCCGCGGTCACCCGCCGGATGGGTGAGCCGCTGCCCGGCACCTTCGCGCAAGTCGGCGACGTGGCGCTGGTCGTGCACGGCAACGACCAGCGCAGCATGGGCGTGTGCGTTGGCCCCTGGTTAGCAGCCCCGGGCCCGCTCGGGCTGCTCATGGTTCCGATCACCGCCGCGGAGGCCGCATGGCGCGTCTGATCGTCCTGGTGGCGCTGCTGCTGCCCGGAGTGGCGCTGGCGGATCCGATTACGCTCGTGGCCAGCCTGGCGCCCATCTTCGGCAGCACGGTGGCAGGGTTTCTGGTGTCTTACGGCGGCTACATCGCCTTCGGTGCCTTGCAGCTCGCCGGCGCGGCCAGTGCGCGACGCAAGCAGCGCGCAGCCGCCGCCAAGCAGCGCAGCGGCTACCTGGCCAGCCTGCAGGATCGCAACGTCACCGTGCTTGCCACTGAGTCACCCTGGCCCATCGTCTACGGTTCGCCCGCGCCGATTGGCGGCTCCATCCAGGCCATTCTCACCAGCGGGTCCAGCGATCAGTACCAGCACCTGGTGATCGTGTACAACAAGCGAGAGAGCTATGCCATCGATGAGATCTACATCGACGGCACGCCGGTCGGCGCCCTGGATGGCAGCGGCTGGGTGACCGGTGGCAGCTTCTACGAGTCCGGCGCCGACACCACGACGACCGAGTCTGTAGTCTTTAATGGCTCGGGAATCGGCACCGTTTCTCGCACGGTGGCCACGCTGCTCAGCGCCATCGAGACCGATGGCACCGGCGAGTCGGCGAGCTACTACATCGAGCACGCTGCGACAGCGTCGGGCAGCACGATCACCGCACCATCAGCCGCCAGCCGCACCGTGCAGGTCACCTACCAGTACGCCACCGGGACGGCCCGCGTCAACATCCAGAAGCACCTGTCGCCGGGCGGCGTCGATACGGCCGACGCGTTCCTGATCGCCGCCGTGCCATCGCAGTGGACCACGGCCCACAAGGCGTCCAACACCACCTACCTGGTCGTGACCCTGGACCTGCGCTTCGCCGCCTTCCAAGGCGGTCCGCCGAACATCACCTGCAAGGGCCGCTGGTCCCTGGTGTACGACTACCGCACCTCGACCACCGGTTACAGCGCCAACCCAGCCCTGTGCGCGGCCGACTTCTTGCGCGCCGACTATGGCTTCGGGGCCACCGCCGCCCAGATTGACACCGCCGCCGCGATCGCCGCGGCCAACAACTGCGACAGCCAGGGCTTCGAGTGCCATGGACGGATCAGCACCAGCGATGGGCGCGACTCCAGTCTGCAGCAGATCGAGGACAGCATGGCCGGGGCCAGCCACTTCTCGGGCGGCGTATGGCGCATCATGGCCGGCGCCTGGTCCAGCCCGGTGATGTCCCTGACCGATGCGGATCTGGCGGCACCGATTGAGGTGGTCCAGGCCTGCGAGCCCAGCGCTCGCCGCTACAACGGCGTGCGTGGCCAGTACGCCCCTGCCGCCGGCCTGGGCGCCGTGCCCGACTACACCCCCTACAGCGTCGCTGCCTACCTGGCCGTTGACCCCAAGGCCAAGGTGCTTGATCTCCCGCTGCCGATGGTCGGCACCAATGCCCAGTGCCAAAAGCTGGCGGCCATCGCAGTAGAGCGCTCGCGCCTGGGGGAGACGATCAACTACCCGGCCAGACTGAACGCCTGGAAGCTGCAGCCCGGCGACCGGGTGAGCGTGACCAACACCGAGCTGGGCTATGTCGCCAAGACGTTCCGCATGGTCGACTGGGCGTTCTCTCTCACCGCACCGGTGGGCCTGGTATTGACCGAGGACACTGCGGCGGTCTACACCGGCACCTTCACCAACCCCGACGCCATCGACTCGACCAGCAATCTCGGTGACCCCTTCGCCAGGCCCGACGCGCCGGCCAACTTCACGGCATCGAGCGGCACCGCGGTACTTCAGCGCGCGGCCGACGGCACGATCAACACGCGCGTGCTCTGGACCTGGACGCCGCCCACGAGCCGGCTGCTGCTGCTGGGCGGCTACACCCAGTTGCAATGGCGCCTGGCCACCGCCACCGATGACATCTGGCAAAGCCGAGACCTGCCTGCCGATACGGCCAGCCAGTACATCGACAATACGATCGACGGCAGTGTCCTGATCGGCCGCGTGCGATTCGTGTCCGGCCAGAACCGCGTGGGCACTTGGGCGACCATCAGCCACACTGTCGTCGGCAAGACCGAGGCGCCGCCGGACGTGGACGTTTTCACCATCGACGGCGAGCGCCTGAGCTGGGTCTACTCCAGCCCGCCGACCGACCTGGCCGGCTTCGTGATTCGATTCAACTATGACTCGAACACATGGTGGGATGGTGCCGCGCCCTTGCACGCCGGCGTGATCACCGACAACCCATACGCAATCCAGCACAGGCCCGCCGGCATCGTCACGTACTTGATCAAGGCGGTCGACACCACTGGCAACTACAGCGCCAATGCCGCGGCCATCGTTGCCAACCAGGGTGACCCGGAGATCGCCAACCTGTTCCTGAGCTGGCCGCAGGCGCCGACTTTTTCGGACGGCACGATTTCAGGTGGCACGGTCAGCGGCGGGCAGCTTCTGGCATCCGCCAACGATCTGTTCTATGGCGCCGCGACAGAGCCGTTCTATGGCCAGGACGCAGACGTCTTCTACGACGCTGCCACGTACGCGGACATGTCCTACACCTGGGCCGTCAACGTCACCGCCGACGGCACCCTGTACCTGGACCATACCGTCACCGCTGCCAACTACAGCATCGAGTATCAGCGCGACAACCAGGCCTCCTTCTACGGTGCGGATGGAGACCCGTTCTATGACGCCGACGCCGATCCGTTCTATGGTGCGCCCGGTGCCTGGACCGTGTGGCCTGGGTCCCTGGCGATCGCGGTGGCCGAGACCATCACCTTTCGCATCTCGACCGTGGGCGGCAGCACGCAGGGAGTCGTCACCGTGGCAACGCCCAAGCTCGATGTGCCGGATGTCATCGAGCGCGTGAACGACCTGGTGGTCTCCGCAGGCGGCACCAGGCTGCCGATCACCAGTACCTACCGCGCGATCGTCAATGTCCAGCTCACCACGCAGGTTGACGGCAACGGCGGTATCTCCGCGCGCATCGAGGACAAGGACGAGACCCTCGGTCCGTTGGTCAAGGTATTCGACGCCGCCGGCGTGGCCGTGATCGGCCTGGTCGACGCAACCATTCAAGGCTACTGAAAGGCACCCCATGTCATCCCTACCCACCCGCACAGATATCTCCGGCACCCCTACAAATGCCGCCGCCAAAGCCGCATTGGCTGCACAGTTCGACTTTGTTGCCCAGCGCCTGGCCGCCGGCACCAGCGGCGCCGGCACGGCCACGGACGTCGAGCTCCAGACCTCACGCGAGAGCCTGGGCATCCTGCTCCCGCGCAGCTATATCGCCGGCTGTACCCTGAGCACCGCTGGCAGCAGCGCCACTTTCAGCGTCGCGGCTGGCATGGCGGCGGACACGGGCAATTCAGTCCTGATTAACCTGGCTTCCGCCCTGAGCAAGACCACCAGCTCGTGGGCGGTTGGCAACGCCAACGGAGCGCTGGACACTGGTTCGATCGCCAACTCCACCTGGTACCACGTCTACCTGATCCGACGCACCGACACCGGCGTGGTGGACGTGCTGATCTCCACCAGCGCCAGTGCGCCGACCATGCCGGCGAGCTACACCCAGAAGCGCCGCATCGGCTCGATGCGCACCAATGGATCTGCACAGTGGACCCTGTTCGTGCAGACCGGTGACTGCTTCGAATGGGACGCGGCGGTGGCCGACGTGGCAGCGACCAATCCCGGAACTGCCGCAGTGTCGCGTACGCTCACCGTGCCCACTGGCGTGGTGGTCGAGGCGGTCTTCAACGGCGGTATCTACAACGCCGGATCCGCTGTCGCCGGTGGCGTGCTGTTCTCCCCCCTGTCCAAGAGTGACCAGGCGCCGTCTGAGACCGGCGGCACGCTGTGGAGCAGCGGCGCCTACGCCCAGTCGGCAGCCGCCGGCGCCAGGTCTTCCTACGTCGCGCACCGGATTTGGACGAACACGTCCGCCCAGGTGCGCAGCCGCCTGTCGGCCAGCGATGGCAACATCACGCTGTACATCGCCACGCTGGGCTGGCGTGATCTGCGAGGTGCCGCGGCATGAGCACTGTCTACGTGCAGCGCGTCGCCGGGAAGGTGGTGGGCGTATACGCCACCGCCCAGCCTGGAATCGCCGAGGAGGTCCTGGCCGAGACAGCGCCGGATGTACAGACGTTCAAGGTGCCACCCGTGCCGGTGGTCGTCGAGATGGCTCAGGCCCGCCTGGCCCTGCTGCAGGCCGGGCTGCTTGACACCGTCGAGCAAGCTATCGCGGCCGGAACTGGGCCGGCGGGCCGTGCCGCCCAGATCGAGTGGCAATTCCGCGCCCGCGTGAGTCGATCCTCGCCGATCGTGGTGTCCTTGGCCAAGTCACTCGGGCTGACCGCTCAGCAGCTCGACAACCTGTTCACCGCGGCGGCAGCACTATGAGTGCCGCACTCCTCCTTCTCATCGCGCCCTGGATCCTCTGGGCGCTGTATGTCCTGATCATGGGCCTGTACCGCGCCCACCTGGAGAAGCGCCTGACCACGACCACCTACCTGCTCGGCGCGCCCTGGCTGGCGATCGGCTACGCCGTCGACGTGCTGGTCAACCTGACGGCCGCCAGCCTGATCTTCCTGGAGCCCCCCTTCGAGCTGCTGGTCACCGACAGGCTGCAGCGCCACGCGCATGCCCTGCACGGGTGGCGGCACCGCCTGGCCGTGTGGATATGCACGCGGGTGCTTGATCCTTTTGACCCAACCGGAACCCACTGCTGACTGAAAGACTCTCCCATGGCAGAACCATCGAGCAGCACGCTCTCTCTCACCGTCCTGGCCATCGCCCTGTTGGGGCCTGCTGCCGGCCCCTACGCACTGATCGTGGCCATGGCGCTCATCGGTGCCATGTGGCCTTTGTCGACCATGCCAACGATCTCCCGCGCGGCAGGTGCCATGTTCCTGATCCGGGTGGTTGGCATGGCTGTGGCGATCACTGCCGGCGCCGCCTATTGGCTGGAGACCCGGTACAACCTGCCGGCCAAGGAGACATTTGCCGTGATCGCGTTTGCCATCGGCGCCATGGGGAACGGCTGGAGGCCGGTCTTGGCGGGCCTGCGCAATGCGGTCGTCAACCTGGTGCGCAATGCCGGCGGCAGGAACCCCCAGCAAGGACCGAAGCCATGAGCGCCGCAGCACTGCTGGTCCTCCATGAAGCCCTGTGCGCGGTCTTGCTCTGGACCTGCTTCTGCCGCGCCACGCGCACCAACGCCCAGACCATGCTGCCCGTGCTGGCCAGCTTCTACCTGCTGACCATCGCCGCGCTGGTGGCCACCTTCGCGCCGCTGATCATGGGTTGGGAGCCCGACGCGGTCAGCCTGTTGCTTCTGGCCAGCATCAGCCTGGTGCAGACCGTAACAGCGCGGTTCTGGCAACAGTCGCCGCCCGCAGCATTTCAGCGCCCACCACAGGAGCCAATGCCATGCAGCTCACCCAGCACTTCACCCTCGAAGAACTGACCCGCTCGAACAAGGCCGCCGAGCTTGGCATCGACAACACGCCGCCGCCCGAGCTCGTGCCGCGCCTGGTCATGGTGGCCGAGATGCTCGAGCGGATCCGCAGCACGATCAATTGCCCGGTGGTGGTCACCAGCGGCTACCGTTGCCAGACGCTCAACCAGGCGGTGGGTGGTGCTACGACCTCCGACCACCCGCAGGGCCACGCGGCCGACATCATCTCGCCGCGGTATGGGACCGCTACGGAACTGGCCAATGCATTGGCGCCGCTGGTGTCGGTGCTCGGGATCGGCCAATTGATCCTGGAGGGCGTGCGCGGCCGGCAGTGGGTCCATGTGTCCACGCACGTGCCCGAGAAGGCCACCAACCGCGTGCTGACGATCACCGATGCCGGCGTGGTCCAAGGCATCCAGGCGCTGGCATGAAGCCCTTCTGCGCCCGCTGTGGCATGGATGGCCACTGGCCGAAGGACTGCCGGCTTCCACTGCCGCCCAAGCCATGAGCATCGCTGCCAAGCTGATCTTGCTGCTCCTGGTCGCCGTTGCCGGCTTCGGTGCGGGTGTCAAGTGGCAGGTCGGGATCGTGGCCGCGCGCGACCTGCGGGCGGTGCAAGAGAACGCGCGGGTGCAGATCCTGCGCGCCGATCGCGCCGACCAGGCTGCCGATCGCCACGAGGTGGCCAAGGCCGCCATCGAGGTCCGCTACCAAACCATCGAGAAGGAGGTCCAGCATGTGGTCGAAAAGCCTGTGTATCGCAATGTGTGCCTGGATGATGACGGGCTGCGCGTCCTCGGTGCTGCAATCGCCGGCCCCGCCGGTGCTGCCAGCCAGCCTGCGCGCTCCGTGTCCGCCCCTGGTGGCTCCTGACGACGGCAGCGCGGGATCTGTCCTGCGCTGGGCCGTGGCCACCGTCCGGGCCTACCAGGTGTGCGCTGACCGGCACGACGAGACCGTACAGGCCTGGCCGAAATAGTCAGCGCACCGGCTGCCACCAATCGGCCTGCAGCGTGAAGAACTCCTGCAGCACCGACTC